TCTCTCAGGCCCGGGATGGGCGGGAGCGGCAGCGGCGCAGGACGTTCGGGCGGTGCAGGACGCTCTTCCGGCTCCTGCACTGCCGCCGGTGTCGGCACATCCGAAGCTTCCCGGCCCTCATCCGCCTTCATAGTCCCGGAGGCGATGGCCTGCTGAGCCTGTGCATGGCTGAGGGCAGGAGCGGAGGGGGCGGCGGCATCGCCGCCCTCCGAGGCAAAGAGCTGCAGATTCACCATCGATTGTTCTCCCCGTCCGCTCAAATCGGCGAAGCGGATATTGTCCGGGTAGCGTTCTGCCAGCAGAGCAAAGCCCGCCTTTGCAAATTCGAACGCCCCCTCCACCCACGGCTTCTGGGGTGCTGCCGCCGTCACGGCCAGACGCGGGCCGTCCGGCTCGTCCCACACACCGCTCCTGGTGCCTTCCTCGCCCGCCAGCAGGGCGCAGAGGGTCTGCATCAGGGTGCTGGCCCCCGCACACACGATGTCCTGCCCGGCGGGGGCATAGCCCGCATGGCCCGAAGCTTCCAGCCGACAGGTGGGGCCTGCCGGGCCATCCAGCTCGGTGTAGTTTACTTTTATCATCTCATTTCTCCTTTCTGCGTCTTCATCGCCCTCGCCATCGCAGCCGTGCTCAGCTCCTGTGCCGGGCCGCTGAGCTTGGGGGCTTTGGACTTTTTCTGCACTTCCAGCAGACCCGTCAGCTGAGTCATCCGGGCCTGCATCTGCGCCAGCTGCTGGGCGAGGGTGCCGTTCTGGCGCACCCGCTGGCGAACCTTTTCGATGCCCTCAAAGTCCATCATTTCCAGCGCCACCAGCGCGGCGTCGGCGTTGGCCGGGGCGAAAAAGCCCAGCTGATAGCACTCCTTGGCCGTCTCGTTCTGGGAGAGGCGTGAGAAGGTGGACTTTTTCTCCGCGCTCACCACGATGTCGAACACCGGCTCATGACTGCCCAGCTCCACGCCGCCCACGACTCTTGCAGGCTGGGCGCGGAGCACCTGGCCCGAAAAGCGGACGAACTCGCTCTCGCCGCTCTTGCCGGTGATGCGGAAGATGCGCTCCTCGTCGTAGAACTGCCTCATCAGCTCGATGATAAGGTAGCACTCTTTGGCAAATGCCCTGTAAGCGCTCTTGAGCATATCCCGGCTGAGCTTCGAACCCGCCTCCTGCAAGGCCGCGATGGCCGAAGCTGCCGTCACGCCGCCTGCGGTGCCGCCCTGGGTCATGTCGCGGTTTCCGCTGATCTCCTTCAGCTCCTCGATGCGGCTGTTGCGGTAGCTCAGGCTGTTGCCCTGCAGGCCCGCCGTTTGCAGCGGACGGAAGGAATCTTCGTTCAATCGGCCCACAACATGCACGATGTCCCGGCTCAGGTCGGCCAGCTCCTCCTCGTTCACACCGGCGGTGTCGCTGAGCACATACCGCTGGCGGGAGGCCAGCAGCACGTTCTCGTCCATGGCGTGGTTCATCCGGTCAATGGCGTTCTGGCAGTCCTTCATCACATCGATGTAGCCGAACCCGGCGGGGGAATCCTCCTCCACGAACAACGGGTCGAACACAAAGGGGTACTTGCCGTGGTCGTACAATCCGCGCGCCGCCAGCGCCGGGTCGTTCTGGCTGGCATACAGCACCACGCCGTTGCACAGCTTGCAGTAATGCAGCCGCAACTTGCCGTTCTCGTCCGGGCGCTTATAGTACCAGTCCACCACCACGCTCTTGTTGGCGGTGGTCTGGCCGTCCTCGTGGATGTACCGGGGCACGTCCACCACCCCGGCGGCGTGCCCCGCCAGCTGCGGATACTGCGCAGTCAGCCGGGCGGTGTCCTCTAAGCTGAGGTGGAACAAGTCCGGCGAGTCCTGAATATCCTGCACGCCCGGCTCCCAGTAGAGCATCAGCAGGTTGACGCTGCGCACCGCAATGTCGCCCAGCCCGCCCCGCGCCGCCGGGTCCCAGAAGATGCCGGTAACGCCGGTGCCCTGCTTGAGCTTGCGCCACCAGACATCGCTGTACACCTGCTCGTAATCTGCCTGCTCCAGCACCACCGGCAGCACGCTGGAAAGTGCCTGCGCTGTGGCTTGGTCGTCTGCCGCCCGGGGCAGCACCATGGGCTCGGGGTAGTTGTCCATGGCGTCGGCGTGTTTGTTGGCGATGCTGTTGAACAGCCACCCGCTGGAGGGCTGCGCCTTGCCGGGCATCAGCGGGTCGCGGTAGTTTTTCCAGTGTCCCATGCGGAACCACAGCTCGTTATCGATCAGGCGCTTGTCCAGCGCCGCCTTGCCCGCCTTGTAGCGCTGCAGCGTCTGCAGCGCAGCCGCCGCCTCTGCCGCGCCGATGGGCAAAGCTTCTGCTCTTGTATCTTCCATAATCTTTCCTTTCTGTCCTGTTTTTTCAGATGCGGTAGAACCGCGCCTGCCGGTGCAGCTCCAGCGGGTCGTCCGGCCTTGGCGGCGCGGCAGAAGCCTCGGGCGGGCTGATGGGATGCTCCATCAGCACATAGCGGCACTCGTCGTAGATGTGATCCTCCTGCCGGGTGTCGATATCCTCCACATTGCTCTCATCGTACACAAGGTTGGGCAGGGTACGGATAAAATGCTTGCAGCTGCTGAACACCTGCAGCATCGGACGCCCGTCCGGCGCAAACCGCAGCCGGTAGTGAAACTGCATCTTGCCCGCCAACCGGGTGTGGTCCCCGGGCTGCCAGCGCAGAAAATGCGGGCTGCGCTCCATCATGGCCGCAATGCTCTCGCCCCGGCTTTCGTCAAAGATGGCGGGGTCTGCCACTCCGTGGATCACCCTGCCCCGCAGCAGCGGGTCGTTCTGCTCAGCCTCCCGGATGCGCTTTGCCTGCTCCACCGGGTCGATGCGCAGCCCCTCGTTGGGGCGTCCGGTGCAGCCGTACAGCTCCTTAATGCGGTACAGCCGCCCCTCCTCGTCCACCGCATACCACCCCACCGAAAAGGGCTTGGAAAAGCCAAAGTCGTACCCGCGCCAGATGGGCCAGTGCTTGGGGATGGCAAAGGGCGCGATGACGTGGGTCCAGCGCTGATCCTGATAGTGCGCCGGGTCGTTGCGCCATTCGGTGAACACCTGTCCGGAAAAGCTGTCCCAGCTGCCGTAGAGCAGCGCCTGCTTTTCCGCCTCCGGCAGGCTGGCAAGGCTTGCCAGATACCCGGGGTCGTTGGCCAGCAGGGCAGGGTTATCGAACACGCTGGACGGGATGAACACCCGCGCCCGCTCCATCTGCTGGTCGGTGCCGTCCGGCAGGCGCACCGTGACCGTTTCCACAATGGGGGTGCCGGGCGGGGCGGGGGTGATGAACCGCGCCTTTACCCAGCCGTGGCCGATGCCGCCGGGGTTGGTGGTGGCACGCATATACACCCGGGTGCCCGGCCCGGTGGGACGGTTGCGGCTCATCATGTAGCTGTACTCGTCCCACTCAAAGTGGGTCAGCTCGTCAAAGCCGATAAAATCGTAGGCTTTGCCCTGATAGTTGGTGCGGTCCTTGGTGTATTGCATGGAGCCGAACCAGATTTTCGCCCCGCTGGGAAAGACCCATACATGGGAGGTAGCGTTGTACTGCGCCTCCGGGAAAGCCCGGCGGTAGTACATCTGGCTCTTATCCACAAGGTCGGAAAGCTGTGGGTAGGTCTTGCGCAGGATCAGCGCCCGGTAATGTGGGATATGCACCTGCCGCAGCGCCTCGATCAGCAGTGCATCGCTCTTGCCGCCGCCCGCCGCGCCGCCGTACAGCGCTTCCGGTTCCGGTCTGCGCATAAATTCCAGCTGCCGGGGCTGCGGCTTCCACACGATGACTGCACGCTCGGTTCTGTTCATTCCTTCTCCTCCTGTTCCACCGGCGGCAGCAGCACCACGCCGCACTCTGTTCCTTCCAGCTCTGTGCCCTGATCGTTCAGGGTCTTTACCACGCCCGCCAGATCCTTGAGCACGGCAGTGGCCTCCTTCAGCCCCTTCATCATCCCGGGGTCGGGGGTGTTTTCCCGCCGGGCGGCCTTCTGCCGCTCGTTCAGTTCCTTCAC